TTTGAACAGCAGTTTGAGGAACACAAACAATCATCTTTAGATAGAATTAAATTAGCACAAAAAAATAAAGAAAAGTATGATCCTGATAGACACAAAACCGATAAGCATGGAAAAGCCCAATGTGTTTATGAAATTATGACAAGAGTTGCAGAAAATGGGGGGTTAAATCCTCAAGGTCGTAACAAACGAACTGTCTGGACTATTCCGACCAAACCCTTCCCTGAAGCACACTTTGCAGTATACCCTGAAAAGCTAATAGAGCCGATGATTAAAGCAGGGTGTCCGAAATATGTCTGTAAGAAGTGTGGGAAGGCGAGGGTGAAGATATATGAATATAAGGGCGGAACAATAGGTAAAAGTTGGCATGACCATTCAAAAGATTTAGAAGAGGGTATGCACCAGTCTTTGGGCGGGCTGGATAAGCAGGGTGATGAACCATATCAAAGGGTCTATAAAGGTTATACCGATTGCGGATGCAATGCGGGTTTTGAAGGCGGAATAGTTCTCGACCCATTTATGGGTGCAGGCACAACGGCAGTAGTAGCTAAAAAGTTAGGCAGGAATTATTTAGGTATTGAGATAAAGCAAGAATATATTGATATGGCGAATAAACGTGTCAGAGCTATTCCTGCAACGTTATTTTAAGGGGGTGGAAACGGTGAAAGTTTTAGATGGTCTTATAGAAACAATAGAAAGAAAGAATCCTAATTTCGACAGAAGCAAGTATGCGTTCTATATACGTCCAAGCGTATGTCGCATGTTAGGAATAGAAGGGGATAGTTATAAGCAGATTCAAATTAAGCGAAGCTATTTTATGCCGAGTAACAATATAATTTTGGGGAAGAAAGGATTTGATGAAAGATGGAGAAAGATTTAGCCTTTGTAATAACAGAAAAAGACGGTCATGAATATAAGATTTATTTTGATGGACGGGTAACAGGATTTAAGGATGCCCATGTGGTTAATTATGCCTTGCCTGTTCTTGTGAGATATATGAGTTTGGCGGGAAATGTATATTCTGAACCACTTGAGCTTAGAGCATTGGAAAGGAATATTTTTAAAACAAAATAAGGAGAAAAATATATGATTCAAAAATTTTATCGAAAAATATTGGAAAGAAAAAAAGTCAAAATTGGAGCTTATTGGGTGGACATTATTTATCCTTATAGTTTCAAGGAAAGAAGCGATATTAATGCACAGGCGATGTTAAATATGAAGCAAATCAGGGTAAGTGACAGGGATAATGATGGTTTGATTTATCCCGAAGATACGGTTTTAGAAGCCTTACAACATGAAATTCTTCATTTTATCAATGATATTTATGATAATGACCGTTTACAGGAAAACGATATTGATAGTATGAGTGAAGGACTTTATCAGGTTTTAAGCGATAACGGTTAGGATTTACTTCGATGGAAAGGAGGTGATTTAAAAGTTGTGTGGAGAATATTATAAATCAGAGCCAGAAGAAACAATAGGTGATAAAAGAGAACCTTTTTCTTTCCAGATTGATAGATTGTTAGAACAGACTCAAGGAAACTTAAATTACATAAATAATAGACTATTAGAGATCAATGGAAATTTATTACCTCCCAGTGTCCTACCGAAAACAGAAACAATGGAAGAGAAACAGCGAAAGCCCCAAGGTTGGTTCCAAAAAGTTATAGCTAAACTAAACAATATACATAGTAAGTCCGATGATATTAAGAGGCAAATAGATTTGTTATCTTATGAAGTGATAAATAAAAAATAAAATTATATTTCTAATTTTCTATTAGGAGTGAGGTATGCGAACATTAATCGAACCTACACCAAGACAGCTTTTGGCACTATCGTTGCTTGATGACCCCAGAGTCAGAGAATTGCTCTACGGAGGGGCTAAAGGCGGGGGAAAAACTTATTTAGGTTGCCTTTGGTGTTTCGGTATGGCTAATAAAATAATCGAGCATTTTGACCTGAAACCGAGCAAATATCCTGTTTTAATAGGTTTTATGGGGCGTAGAAGGGGTACTGACTTTACCCGGTTTACTCTGGAAAAATGGAAAACTATTATCCCGAGTGACGCTTATTACTTGAGAGAAAGGTATCAGGAAATTATTATCAGGGATACGGTGAAATATTATTATGGTGGTTTGGACAATGAAGCCTTAATCAGAAAGTTTAACTCCGCTGAAATGGCTATTGTTTTCTTCGACCAAGCCGAAGAAATTGAGTCGGAAGACTTGGTTAACGAGTTAAGGTTATCATTGCGTATGACTATAAACGGTAAGCCTTTGCCTTATAAGATACTATGGACAGCAAATCCCAGACCGGGTTGGTTGAAAGATACTTTCATTGCACAAAAATTGCCCAATAAAGTGTTTTTGAGAGCTTTACCCACAGACAATCCCCATCTACCGAAACAGTATATTGCACAAATGGAAGAAACCTTAAAGCACAGACCAGACCTATTGAAGGCTTATAAAGAGGGTTCATGGGATATTTTGGCAGGTGCAGACCAGGTAATTCAGGATGAATGGATTCTTTGGGCTAAAGAAACCAAGTTACATCTTCCTAATAGGTGTGTAATCGGGAGTGACGTGGCTCGTTTCGGAGATGATGAAACAGTTATTTACGGAATGAACAACTCTAAGATTATTAAGAAAAACGTCTATGGTAAAAAAGACCTGTACTTTACTGCTGACTCCATAGAGGAGATGGCTTTGGAGATGAAGGATATGGGTTTGTGTCCTACTGCCATAGGGGTAGATACAACAGGCTTAGCAGGTGTAACAGATATCCTGCGGAGAAAACAGAAATTATGGAATTTTAAATGCAAAATCATAGATATTAATTCGCAGGAAAGACAGGAAAGCGGAGTTCCCAAGCACTTATACAACCGAAGAGCACAGATGTGGGATAATGCAGGAAGGATGTTTGCTAATCGAGAAATCGAACAGGATTTTACTAAATATTATTCCCACTTACAAATTTATAGGTTCTCAAACTATCATCGAATCGAAAGATGATATTAAAAAGAGGTTACGTCGTTCACCAGACCAAGCAGATGCCTATGTAATAGGCTTATATGTGTTAAGATTTGCTACACCCATGAAACAGGACGAGTGGTCGAAAAGCTCAACTACGGCAGATTTAGGTTTGGGTTGGATGGCTGATTAATTAATTTAGGAGGTAAAAGATGGCAAACGATATAAACAATTTTAACTTTTCAGGAAGGTTAACCAGAGATGCCGAGTATGGTATGACCTCTAATGAAAAGCAGTATTTGCGGTTTTCTATTGCAGTAAACAGTTTTTACAACGGAGAAAATCACCCAAGTTTTTTCCCAATCATAGTGTGGGGTAAAAGTGCAGAGTATTTATCTCAAAGGTTGAAAAAGGGTATGTTAGTCTGTGTAAGTGGTAGGATTGCTAACAATATTTGGAAAGATAAAGACGGAAATACGAGAAGAGATAACAGTTTTATAGCCAATCAAGTAGTATTTTGTAATACCGGAGATGACAATGTGAATGATGCCATACCGGGCGAAGACGAGGAATTTTGATACAAAAAATATTTTTTTTAACCCTTAATTTACTTATGTTTAACGTATGTATAAACCATGTAACACTTGATTTTAATTATGTGTTTTAGTATAATGTGAGGTGCAAAATTGGAAAAAGCGACGAAAATTGCAATTGAAAAAATTATTAGAGATTTAAAACATCTCCTTAAAGCAAACCCGAGCTTTACGGGGTATTTGAAGCTGAATTTTTATTTTGGTGAATATGCCAGTATAGAGATACACCAAAAAGAAAAGCGAAGTTCGGAGTAATAATCGGGAAGAGCAACATCAACACCAAAATGACAGGCGGAGGGGCTGTCGGGTGATGGCTTAAAAAGAATATTTAAACAGAAACCACCGTAACAAAGCGAAGTTCTGTGATTTAAAAAATCATAGACTTCGCTTTTTTTATTTTAAATGGTCTTGTGACTGAATAACCCTCGCTTAGGGGTAAAGTACCCGCCTGATGGGGTGTGCCAAACGGTGAGGACATCAGGTTTAACGTTTTATCGTTGGGGTAGTCTCTCGAATCCATACAGCTGGTGAATAGCCTTGAGACTTGCAGGTACGCAATAATCCTGCCAAGACCATTTTGTAAAACACTTTTGGAGAAGGTGATCCGGTGAGTGAAACAAAAATAGTAGAGAAAGTAAATAAATTTAGCAAGGAAGCCGATGATGGTAATAAGTCATATTTAGTCAAAGCTGCGGAAAATTATGGCTTTTATATCGGTGATAAGCAATGGAAAACAGATGTTAAAGCTGAATTAGATGCTCAAGGAAGACCTGCTAATACTTACAATCTTATCCTACCGGTTATTAATCTGCTTTCAGGTATGGAACTGAACAATCCTCAAGATTATATTATTTATCCCCGTAAAGGCGGTTATCGTTACATTGCCGAAGTTTTATCTGCTTTAGTCAAACACACGATGGACGTTTCTGATGGTAATTATGCTCAAAGTATGCAGTTTCTCGATGGAATTACCGCTAATAAAGGGTGGGTTAAAGCCGATATCAGTTACGAATTTGACCCGATTAACGGGGAAATAATCATCAAAAGGGTATCTCCCTTTGATATAAGAGAAGACCCGAATATGCAAGAATACAGTATAAATTCTGCTAACTATATTATTCAACTCTACTGGTCGCCAAAAGACGCAATTATTAATTTATACCCAAAACATAAAAGAAAATTGTCAAGATATTTAGATAATTTTACAGGTGAAGACGTTATAGATTTTACGGGCAAAACTGTAGAAAGTAGAGAGGGTCTTGACCCTTCATATTTCCGTTTCAGATTAAAAGAAACTTGGTGGTTTGAAAATGAGATAAGACCATTTATTGTCGATAAGATGAATCTTAATTTTTATGAAGTTCACCCAGATAAAGAAGATTTAATTCCCGCCATTATGAATAGAGAAAGACAGTTGGCTCGTGATGAGAATAGACCTGAACGGTATAACGTAATCAAAAGACCCACCAAAGTATTAAATGTGGCAACTGTTTTAGGAGATATCTTATTAGAACACGTAGAAGACCCCTTTAACGGAGTAAAGAGATTTCCCTTCAGTCGTTTCTGTCCTTACTGGATTGACGGGAAAATCTTTAGCGTAATAGATAATTTGAAGGATGTCCAGAGGGATTACAACAAAAGACGTTCTCAAATTTTACATATCATTAACCAGAGTGCAAACAGTGGGTGGTTGTACGATGAGGCGTCTGGTGTAGATGAATCAAAATTAGAAAAATTTGGCTCAAAACCTGGAGTAAATATTAAATACAGAGATGGTAAAGAACCTAAAAAGATAAAGCCTAATGATATTCCTAATGCTCATGTGCTTACTGCTCAATGGAATAAGCAAGATATAAACGAAATTTCAGGGTTACCTGCTAATTTGCAGGGTAAGCAGGAAACCAAAGACGAATCGGGTGTGGCTATTTACAGAAGACAGCGACAGGGAATGGTACAGGCACAGGTTATCTTTAAAAATTTCTATAAATCTGTATCCGATTTCGGAGAAACTTTGGTTGAACTTATCCGGAGAAGTGATGTGTATTCACCTCAAGAGATTATGGCAATTGTAGAAGACCAAAAACAACAGGTAGACCCAGCTCAATTAGTGTCTGCTCTAAGGTCATTTAGAACAGGCAGGTATGGAACTAAACTTACCACTCGTCCTACTTCCCCGACCTTACGTCAGGCACAGCTTGACGAGTTAATGCAGATGGTAAATGCCGGATTACCGATACCTGTCGATATCTTAATGGATTACACCGATGTAGCCAAAAAAGAAGAAATAATCGCAAGAATGAAACAACAGCAACAGCAACAGCAACAAATGGAATACAAAAGAATGATGTTAGAAGCACAAAGCGGTAGGGGGAGAGCTTCTCAACCGAAACCGGTTGGGAAACCCTCTCCACCTAAAACACAGACTTTAGCACAAAGTCTGTAATATTCCTGTTAGACAAGGCAGACGTGTCTAACTAACAGGTTGTTCCCTTCCTACGGGGTCATAGTAGGTTTATTCCTGTCTACTCCACAGGAGAAAGGAGGTTTGCTATGGAGGTAAAGGAGAAGGAAAACAATCAGGAACAGAATACTGAAGTTAAAACAGAGCAAGACGGGGTTATTCCCAAAAAGCAATTTGATGGGGTGCTTCGGGATTTGCAAGAGGAAAGGCGATTAAGGCAATATTTTGCTAATCAGGTAGAAGAAAGTAAAAGAAAAGTAGAGGAAATTCAAGCCCAGTTAAAGCAGATACAGGAGGAGAAGCAGAATAAGATTTTTGATGAAATTATTCCTGGTGAAAAAAATGAGCCCGTTACCAAAGAAAGTCTTATTAATGCTTACAAAGCGTTACAGGAAGCAGAAAAGCAAAAGAAAGACGCAGAAGAACGACAACAAAGGGCGATAAATTTCAACGAATCTATAAATAAGGTAACAGCAAAATATGCCGACAGAGCTAAATACGGTCTGGATTTTGATTCGTTAAGACCTATCATAGACCGGGAATTGGCTCGAAAAGTAGCTGAAAACCCGTATTATAAAGAAGCCCTGCTATATGAGAAAAACCCTGCGGAAATTCTCTATAAGTTGGCTTTAGAAGCTCCTGATGTCAAAGAGAGAATCAAGTTAATTGACAACGATGAACTCCTTTCCAAAGTAGAAGGTCGCAAAGTGGACAAAACTAATCTAAACGGAACGCAAATAACTCCTCCGAAAGAACTGACAGAAGCGGAAATCGTGAATATGTCACATGAGGAGAGAATAAAGCGTCGGAAAGAAATTGGCGAGTTTATGAAAAAACGAGCCAAAAAATAATTTGAAAGGAGTGACAATTAATGGCAACTTATGTTTCAACCCCTGTAATATTTGCAAGTGAAGTATTAGAGGGATTACAGACAAAGTTAGTCTTAGGCAAAATAGCTCATAGGAAATATGAGGGCGATTTGAAACATGGAACTGAAATCGTTATTCCCGGTATCGGTGAGCCTGTTATTTCTGATTATGCCGGAAGTGTGTCATGGAAAAACATTAGCAATGCACAAATCACCTTAAGGATAGACCAACAGAAATATTGGGCTACTGTTATCGAGGATATAGATAAGTTCCAGTCTGATATAGAGTATATGGGTAAATATGCTAAAAAAGGTGCTTACGGATTGGAAAAATTAGTCGATAGTCATATCGCCAGTTTGTATAGTAAGTCTGCCTACGATCCTGTCCTTGATGATAATGACGTAGATGTAGATAGTGCAATCGGCGATATAACTTATATGCACACCTATTTAGCTGAAAAAGATGTTCCAGAGGAAAAGATGTGGATTTGTGTACCCCCGTGGTTAGCTGACAAATTAGAGCTTGCTGGTCTTTACCACGCTGATAAAGTCAACGGAGAAGTAGTCAACGGATTTATCGGACATATCTTGCATTTTGATATGTATGTTTCCAATAATCTGAAATACAACGGAGCTATAGGTGATAGAGACCACTATGTAATGGCTGGAAGTTATGACGCCATAGCTTATGTAGGTCAGATTAAGAAGACTGATGTGTTCGAGAAATTAGAAGACAAATTCGCTGGAGGCGTGAGAATGCTCCACGTATGGGGTGCTAAAGTGGTAAAACCGAAAGAACTAATTTACGCAACTCTGAAGTTTGCCGCTGAAAGTAAGATTTAATGAATAATTAATAATCTCCCCTCGTTTTCGGGGGGAGATATAAATTTTAACGAAAGGAGAGATTAGAATGGCTGATGTAGATATAACCAATGTAGATGTTAGTGCTTTAGAGACCATGACCGAATTAGCTTTAGATGCCGCTACCGAAGATAATGCTGATACTGCTCAAAAATTTGTAATTACTCCAGATGCCCATAAACAGTTTGAACGCTGTGCCATTGTTGTAAAAGAAGCTAATGGTGCAGGTGATTTGTCTTTTAGTTTAGCCGCTGGTGATTATTACTGGGCTTCTGGAAAAGCCTTAACTGGAAGTGTAACTTCCTCAAAGACAATGGTTATGGTAGTGGAAAGTGCCAAATATAAAAATTCCGATGGCAAAATGGAATTGACCTTAACTCCTGCATCTGGAAAGAAACTGAAAACTGATCACGGGGCAGAAGTAGGGTTTATAGAATTGTTCTAATAGACGGGGAGTGTATTGCTCCCCTCTATTATATTTCGGAGGTTAAAATGCCAACTTACATATTTACTGCAAAGATACCCAATTTAATAGTAAAAAAATACAATTATGTGTATAAAAAAATGCAGAAAATTGCTCAATTCGATGAGAATAAAGAATTTAGGACAGATAATCCTAAATTATTTTTGATTTTAAGGAAAAGATTTCCCTATAAGATAATTGGCGGAAAAGATTATGGCAAGATGTTATATAACGATTTAGTTACTCTTGCCGCAAAAAGAGGGATAAAATCTATTACTCGTAAAAAAGATTGGATTATAAAGCGATTAGAGGAGGTCGATGCTCGTGATAACGTCAATAAAAAACGTGCAGGTAAAGTATCAGGTAGTTGAAGGAGCTTTAACTGAAGATGGAACTCAATATTCTGACGAAGTAACTACCGAAACTGCCAACGAGGAAAAAGAGCTTTTATCTAAAGATTTAGATTTAAAAGTTAATGTGAACAGGATAGATAGCGGGGTATATATCAATACTGCAAAAGCAATTGACGTTCCTAAAAATATTCTATCTGTTTACTTTAATATCGTGGTGGAGTTGAAAGCGGTTTCTTCGGCTACTGCTGATGTGTCTTGGAAAGCTCAAGCAAGAAATGATGGTGGAACCTGGGTTGATTTATTTGATTGGAAAACTTATGCCGATATTGGTACTACTTATGCAGAAAAAACTTTTAAGGGATATTTCAATCCGCAAACCAATTTTAACCAATTACCTGCTGATTTTCGTATTTTGATTAAATGTAATGAAGATAATGAGGGAAAAGGTAAGGTTAAAAGCGGTAGTTATATCGAGGTTAATTTTTTAGAACCACTCAAATAAGAAGGTGATGATATGCCTTACAAAATTCAAAAGCGTGGAAGTAAGTGGTGTTTAGTCAGGCGTGACGGAACTGTTAAGAGCCGTCATACGTCAAAGGCAAAAGCGGAAAAGGCAGACAGGGTTATTCGAGCAAAGGAGCACGGATGGAAGCCCACGAAACAAAGAAGGAAAAGGAAAAAAAGGTGATATAATTGACAATTTTAAAAGCGGATTTGATAACCAAAGTCAATGAAACATTTAATCGAAAATATGCTACCGATACTACTGAACTTGATGATTTGATTACTGATTGCTGTTGGGAGTTAAGTAGTCGGGGAAATTTTCTGCATGATGAATATACTTTGTCAAGTATTGCTAATACTCCTTATTATAGTTTGCCTTCTCATTTTAAAGATGAGTTGGTAGTGGCTATTGATGGACAGGGTTTATTAGAGTTTGAAGATTTTGAAAGTTATAAGCAACACACTATTACCTCTACCGACACGAACGTTCCCAAAAAATATACTTACGAGAGAGGTTTTGCTGAAGGGGTACAGACAAACTTAAATTTTTTATATTTAAGACCCACTCCCGATAGTGCTGATTATACCATACGACTTTATTTTGCCTGTTATCATCCGAGAACTATAACAGTGGGTGAAGAAGAGAAAAAGGCGTGTGATTACATACTCTTTCCCGATGAATTTAAAATGGCTTTACAGGAAATAGTCTTATGGAAATGGGCTGACAGTAAGAATATGACTAAAGAGGGATTAAAGCATTT